CTTCTTCTGTTTCATTATATATAAGTAGCAGATGCCCGTTTTCTACAGACAATGCAAATATTCCAGGTTCTAATGATGTAATGACTGCATTCGCATCTCTTCCTGGCGGTCCCTGCGGTCCTGTTTCACCTGTAAATTCTCCGTTCTTTAACTTTTGTTCCAACGTCTGCTGTATCTGTTCCGCTTTTTCCGAAGCCGCCTTTGCCCTCTCAGTAGCCTCTTCCATGCCTCCTATAAATCCATTGATCCAACCAGCTTCATTTTCGCTTTCCGGTACGTCACCTTCTACAAAATTACGATGAACCTCAACTTCTTGCTCAAATGTTACCAACGTATCTTCTTCTTTTGTTATTGCTATTTGCAGTAAATTCTTTCCTATTTCTGCAAATGTCTGATCCTTAACGATAACCCGCACTGTATTATCAATAATAGGGCATACATTATATGTTGCCTTTTTCGATGGTTTCAGGACAAACACTTTTGCCTCAGCTCCTTCCGGAATCTCAAAATCCATAAAATGGAAATAGATTGGAAGTGCATTCGTTCCTCGTGTATAATCAATTCTTCTTTTGATTCTCTTTTCTGTAACATATATGTTCCGTTCGATATAATTCATTCTCCACCTCCTATCCTTGTATCCATCTCACAAGATATACTCCTTCCGGTGTAATTTCTTCCGGGTACCTAAGTACATATTGCCACGGGAAATTATAATATCCATGTACGTGGATTTCATTTCCCGTCTGATCGCCCGTCTGTCCGCCTGCAATCCCTCCGTGCTCATTTTGTGATGCAGCTACAAGCTGTCCGGAACCTATAGACATCTCCGTGTGACTTCCAGGCTTAAGAAGCACATCGCCTCGGATCAATCCTGATCCGTCAGAAAGATTAATCTGTGACGTTACGTCCGTAAACCCGGCAGCTATAAATACATCATACATTGTTCCCGTCGCTGGCGTATATCCTGGTCTTGTATTGAGTCCTGCATTGTAATATGCCCAGCAAATAAGAGACGAGCAATCATAATCCGGTCCATCTCTATGAGCCTGGTCATATCCGTGACTATTGTCATTGGCTATTGAGACCGCCCAACTTACTGCTTTTTCAATAACTTCTCCCATTAAAAGCTTCCTTCCTTTGTAGATCCTCCCATCAAAAATCCATGGCTAAATTCCAGGTACGTACCATCCGAAAATTCGGCTTTTCCAGTTTTTCCTGGTAATCCTCCTGTTCCGACTGTATCCGCATCGATGTAAATCGCATCTTTGAACATCCTCATCAATACTGTGGAGCCTGTTGCATCGTCAAACGTTCCTCCAGCTCTTATCACCAGTGCATCGCCCGATCGTTCTATAAAAATTGGATTTTTTTGATCTTTTTTCGAAAACATGAGTGATCCCGCTTTCATTTCTGTTCGTCTATTTATTCCACCTAAACTTTCGCATACATAACTTCCTGTTGCGTAAACCCCATTCTTTTCAAGTCGCACTATTTCATTTCCATTTGCATCCAGGACTCTTGCAACTCCATTTCCATTATCCTTTCCGCCTAATTCCAGTGTTCCCCCTTTGATTCTGTCAGCCAGCATCGTGCCGGCCACTATAAAATCTGCATAAAACCCCTGTCCAGTTCCAAAAGTTGTCCATTTCCAGTCTCTCCCATCTGCAGTTCGCTCAGACGCTATCTCAAATCCAAGCGTTCCCAGACACATGGCTCCAAATGTTTCAGATTCCGGATTAAGATCTTCAAATAACACAGCTCTCACATTCTGCTTTTTTGCAATCGTTGACTGTGCTTTCAGCTGTGTTTTCACTCCATTTATGATTCCCTGTATCTGCTGACCAATCAGTGTTCCATCCCCTCGTATCGCTTGATCCACTCGACTCATCACCGATGATACATTATCCAAAAAATTATATTGGAACTCTCCCAAAGTTACAGATATTAACTTATTCCTTACAGCATCCCACGTCAGTTCGATCACTCTTGCATCTGATACGATATCAAGTCTCGAATGATTACAATGCACTGTATCTCCAAGTGAAACCGTTTCAAGATCTTTAACGTCTTCATATAATTCTGTATTCTGCAAAAGTTCCATGTCTGCTTCTATCGTTATTTTGGGTTTATCCACACCTTTCTCAAACTGTTCCTTGCATTTCTTTCTGAGTGCTGCAGCTAATTGTTCTTGTGTATCACAGATGACGATTCCATTCTCCTCATCATCTTCTCCTGCATCTTCTCTCATTTTCACATCTTCAAATGATATTACTCCATAATGTACCGTTGGGTATTTTTTTATTAGCGGAGAATCCACCCATGGAGCATCCCCTTCAATCATATATCCGTTGTATGCCTTTGGTAGAATTCTTGTAACCACATCATTCATGTCAACAGTTTCCGAAAATCCATCCTGTACGATATTTTTTCCATACAGAACCTGCACTCCATAATCTCCACCAACCCTTTTATTAACTGTTATGGTGTAATTATCATAGATAATTTCTCCACCCCAGCGATTTATAAAGGAATTCTCGTCGTTTCCGTTGATTGCCTCAATCAAATTTTTTGTTTGATAATAGGCTGTCGCTCGTATTATAATGTCTGACTTTGCACCATATCTTGTATTTGATGCTGTCATGATATCCAGTGCTTCCTGTCCGCTTTTGTCTGTCGGTCTCACATCCAATAAAAAACAATCCTCTTTTGCATCCAAAAAAATAGGAGTAAGATCTGCACTTACTCCTGAATCTTTCTTTTCTTTATTTTTTACTCGAAACAGCTGCTCCCCGTTGAAAGACGGCATCTTGATTACTGCATTATCTACTATGTATTCCCATCGTCCTTCTGGATCAATCGGATGTTCTAATGTGGCTGTCCATTCTCCATTCAGCACCACATGTATGGTTGCTTCTTCCGGCATAAGAGTCATATCTCCGTTGTGTTCATAATTCGTATTATTTGGACTATATACCTGTATCATAAGCACCTCCAATTTGGAACAACCTTCAAGTCAAATCCTTCCGTAATCAATATTTCATTTTTTCCTTCCATTAAATACAGATTCTCATATTCTCCTGATACCGCTGTATTATTTAACGTCCCGTCTTTACGGAACGCAATCATGCGATCTGTATCAATTACAAGATTTTGACCAACATTTGCGATCATTGGCTTTCCATTCACAATTAGCGTACATTTTCCTTCTCCTGTAATTTTATAAACCGGATGAGATATTTCATACGGATTGAACATTACATCTTCTGCCGTATGTTCATTTTGCCCTTCTTTCAGATATCGCAACCCGTCTAACGTCAGGAAATCTGCTTTAAAAACTCCAATTCTGGCAGTTTTGTGTTCTGCATCTTCAAGTTCTACTTTCACAATCTTGTAAAAACAGGATGGATCTGTTCCTAAAATGAGATGGCTGTTTCTTGCAGATAGCCATTTTTGTATATTTCCCCATCGTTCACTCCAGTCTTCTTCTTCTCCAATCCAGTTAAACTCAATTGAAACTTTTGTAGACTCATATCCTCCATCCAGTGTATATAATGTTCCGTCTCTTCCTGCAATCTTTATCGAGGATTCTTTTTTGACAGCTGCAGGAATATCGGGAATTTCTTTTGCGTATACCTTTAGGATTGACCCGGCCATTCCGTTATATTCCACATCTATCATGCTCCAACTGCCCCTTTCTTCCATTTCACGCTCTGCGACATTTTTTTGATTATCACATCTACCAACAGATCTTCTTATCTCCAAGAATGATATTGTTCTCAATCACAAATGTCAGCTCCGACAATGCTTCTGCAATGAGCTGTGCTAATGCATAGTTATTCGCCTGCATCTCATCCCTGATATATGTTTTCAACAAATCAATCGGGAGAACTGCTTCTGGTCCTGCTTCACCGCCTCCTAGAGCTGTATTGCCGTTCATTCCGAAAATGGTTGGACTATTCAAGATACCTCCGTTTGCGTACCAGTCTACGGAAAACTTTGGAACCTTTGGTGGAACAAGCGACCATTCGCCACTCGCCTTGAAATGTGGAAGCTTGATTTTAGGAAGTTTCCATTCAAAGTTCATAATTCCTTTAATTTTATCAATAACCCCTTTTATGAAATCCCGGATCCCGGCAAATACAGCATTGACACCATCTCGAAACCATTCACACTTATTATACAATACTACAAAAATTGCTATCAGTGCTGCTCCTGCTGCCACTACAAGCAAAATCGGATTTGCTAGTAATACTGCATTGAATGCTGAAAAAACTCCACTTGCTTTCGATATGATTGGTGTGATTTTTGCCCCGACATCTATCACCGTAGATATACCGCCCGATACCTTGCTTATAATACTAAATACCGGGCCAAGTGCCGCCACAAGTAATGCACATTTTATAATCATTTCCTGTGTTCCAGGTGACAGAGAATTCCATGTTCCTATAATATCTTTCAGAATTGGTATTACTGTCTGAAGACACTCAGCAAGCACTGGACCAAGTGCATTTCCAACATCGTACCCTGCATCTTTCAGTTCATTCAATGTAATCTTGAATTGATCTGCCGGATCCAGCGTTGCATTGAATGTATCGTTTACATTTCCAAGATTGTCGCTCAATGATGCTCCCAATTCCTCAAAATTCAGTTTTCCATCCTTGCAGAATTCTGCCAGTGCCGGTCCTGCTTTCGATCCGAATAAGTCAACAGCTGCGTTATAGGCATCTGTCGAATTTTCTGCATTCAGCATAGTGTTCTGCAGTTCTGAAAGAGCCTCCTTCATCGATTTTCCTTCTCCCGAAGCATTCACAAGTGCCTTTTTCAATCCTGCCATTACCGCACTGGTATCTACTCCTGATGTTTCGCACTGTCCCAGGAAGACCGCTGCATCTGCTGCCGACATTCCAAGTTCTTTCAGTGATGCCGCATTGGACACCATTGTAGAGGATAAAGTATCCATAGAAATTCCTGTATCCTGTCCCACTTTGTTCATGGTGTCGAGAAGTGCTCCTGCATCCTCTGCTTCCAGATTAAATGCTTCCATTACTTTTTGCGTACTGTCAATGGAGGATGATACATCCGTATCATTTAATGCTGCAAATTTCACGAATTTTGACGATAAATCTTCCAGCTCTTGTCCTGTCAGATGAAATCTTGTATTGACCTCTCCTACTGCCGAACCCGCTGTTGCAAAATCTGTTGGAATGCTTTTCGCAATATTTCTTGCCGATGTCTGCATCTCTTCCAGTGCATCTCCCGTGGCTCCAGTTTTTTCAACAATGATGTCCATTCCTTCATCAACTTGAGCCCATGCTGCCATGATTCCTGCTCCTGCTGCCGCAATTGGAGCTGTTACATTTTTATTAAGTGAACTTCCAATTTTTCCAGTTGTATCGCTGAAATTCTTAACCTTTTTGGAATAGTCTTCCAGTGTGGCTGCTCCACTTTCTAATTTTTTATTTACATCTTCAAGACCACTTTTATAATTGTTTAATGCTGCTTTCGCATTATCCAACTGCTGCCTTGTCTTTGATATTGCAGCTTCATCCCGTACCTCTGCATTTTCTTGAGCATTGAGGATTTCTGTTAATCTTTCAACTTTTGCAGTGTACGCTTCTGTCTGATTCTGTAGATATTCCTGTGTTGCTCTCAGTTTTTCTGCAGATGACGTGCTTTTATCCCATTCTGATTTTACA